GAGAGTAAGGAACTCACCGCTAAGTATCGTAAGGAACAAAACATTAAGCTTGCAAAGCTCTAGAAATAGATTAAATTATATTGTATGTGTGCTATCTTTGGAGCTCCCGATAAGTCTATGTTAGAGGTGTTATATACCGCTAACCAGAGTAGGGGTACGTTTGCAAGTAGTTTCGTCCAACTTACTTATGATGATCAATTTGTCATGAAGAAAGAAGGTGAGATTGATTGGGATAATGTTAAAGGCTCTAAACAATCTAACTACAACTGCGGTCATGTACAAGCTCCAACTTCAGCAATGCGTGATTGGGCTTATGAAACATCACATCCATTCGATACAATGTCATTTATGGTATTCCATAATGGTGTATTGACTAATGAGGCTGCTATTCGTAATAGATTTCTTCCATACCTAGAAAATCCTGTTGATAGTTCCTTAATCGTGAACTTGATTCAGAAGTTTATGGAGGACGATAGAACAAAAGGAACTAATCCAGTTACCTATATTCGTAAAGCACTAGAAGAGTGTCAAGGCTCATTTGCTGTATCCATTGTTGATTGTGATACCAATGAACTATACATCGCTCGTGTTGGATCCATCTTACACTACAATGATAAAGGCTGCTACTCTACATTACCTGGTAAGAATTACAAAGAACTAAAGGAAGGTGAGATTAGACGCCTTAATAAAAAGACTCTTCGCTTTAATAAAGTAGGTGAGTTTAAGCATGAATCACCTTTCCTATTCCTATAATGAACAACAATCTATTTATATGTGCTGCTACAAAGGGTAAGCGTGAAGATACCCTTCTACACCACACAAAAGGAGATCTTGAAGTCTTCTTCAAAGAACACAACACTGACTCCCTTCAATCTGTATACAACAAGGCGATTGACTTTGCCATTAAGGAGAACATTGATCATATTGTTCTATGTCATGATGATATTGTACTTGAGAACTTTGATTATGAGAAGCTAAAGAAGCATTTTGAGACATATGATGTCTTAGGTGTAGCAGGAGCTTCACAAATTAAGATTCAAGAACCAGCTCTATGGCATCTTATGGGTGGAGGCTTCCAAGGAGGTAATCTACATGGTGCAGTAGCTCATTTGAACAAAGGTAAGAAGTCAATGACAGCATTTGGTCCTTACCCACACCAAGCTCTTATTATGGATGGTGTATTCTTGGCCATCTCGAGGAAGGTCTTTAAGAAGATTCGATTTGATGAGTCATGTCCTGCTGGTTTCCACTTCTACGACCTTGCTTATACCCTTGATGCCTCACTAAAGGGGTTCAAATGTGGTGTGATTGATGCATACATCACTCATGCTTCACCTGGCCTTAGAGAATTTACTGAAGACTGGACAAATGGTCAGAAGTGGTTCCTTAAGAAGTACAAAAAGTACGTTGGTAAGACTGTAAAGATCTAGTTGATTATTAAAACTAATCTATTATACTGATTACGATGGCTAAGCTTGATTTAGATTACTTCGAAAACGTACTTATGTATAACGCGCTAACTGATAGCGGTTATCTTAGTACCATTGCTGATAATGTTCAGCCGGAGTTCTTCAAGAGTAAAGATATATCTGACATCTTTACTATCATCAAAGAGTTCAATGAGACTCGTAACAAACTTCCTACTACGACTGAGATTAAGCAGTACTTAGTTACTGATCAGCTTAAGGAGACCTTTAGAAGGTTAGTAGGTAGCTTTGCTGATATTGATAAGGGTATTGATAAGGATGAGCTACTGCAGAATACTGAGCAGTTCCTTAAGGAGAAGGCTGTATACTGTACTATGATGGAATCTGCTGAGGCTATCTCAGCTGGTGAGGTTGATACTTCTGTTATCCTAGATAAGTTTGAGAAGAGTTGTAATATTAGTCTTGTTACTGACTTAGGTCTTAGTGTTAAAGATAACATTGATACTATTATTGAAGATCTTACTACAGTAGAAGATAAGATCCCTTCTAACTGGGAATGGCTTGATGACTCTCTTGATGGTGGCTTTCTTAAAGATGGTAAGTCACTATATGTCTTCGCAGGTGAGACTAATATTGGTAAGTCTATCTTCTTAGGTAACGTTGCTGCTAATATTGCAGAGCAAGGTAAGAATGTCCTGCTAATTACTCTTGAGATGTCCGAGTTACTTTATGCTCGTCGTATTTGTACTCATGTATCTAAGATTCCTATGAAGGAGATGGCTGTTAATGGACCTTCATTGAGAGCTGCTATGACTGAAGGTGATGGTAATGTCTATATCAAAGAATTTCCTCCTTCGACTATTACTCCTAATACTATTAAAGCTTTTGCTAAGAAGTTTACCGATCAAGGTATTCACTTAGATGCGATTGTTATTGACTACCTTAACCTCATTCATAGCCCTATTGGTAATAATTCCTATGAGCGTATTAAGAATGTTACTGAACAGGTAAGAGCCATTAGTTACGTGTTTAACTGCCCTATTATTAGTGCTACTCAGTTGAACCGAGCTGGCTTCGATCAAGATAATCCTGATCTAGCTACTATCTCTGAATCGATTGGCTTGGCTGCTACTGCTGATGTTATTATGTCGATCTTCCAGAATGATGAAGATAGAGACTTAGGTATTATTAGATTGGGTATGATGAAGAACCGTTATGGTCCTCGAGGTATGACTCAAGCTATGAGAATTGACTACTCTACTTTGTCTATTGAGCAAGCTGATGATGTAGATGATCTAGAAGATGATAATACTTTATCATCCCTTGCAGCATTTGCCCAGAGTTGATTTATCCCTGAGAGGTATTAAGTATATACGTGCACATACTTATCTTTACTGATTCAGACCTTGATGGAGCAGGCTCAGCCTTACTCTTAAAAGAGGTCTTTGCTGGTCATGAAGTAATTATTGTTGAAACGTCCGAGTATCGTATCCTTAATGAGTTTAAAAATCGTTGGAACACTCTTGATCACTTTGACAAGATCTTTGTATGTGACTTATCCCTTAATGAAGAGCAAGCCATTGCAATTAACCGCAGCAATGTTGTAGTAGTTGATCATCACGAAACACATGCCAAGTTTGTTGAGCAGTATACTAAAGCTAAAGCTGTTGTAACACCTTACTCTTCTTGCACACAATTGATTTTTGATAAGTTTAAGTCAAAGATTAATGTAACACCTGAAAAGGAAGCATTAGTAGATCTAATTGATCAATATGATAGCTGGTCATTTGACTTTCCACGTGAGATGGAACCAGCCAAACTAAATGCTATCTATTATGGTTATAACAAACCTAAAGCAGAGAAGTTTATTGAGTCATTCAAGGATGGTTTAAGAGACTTTACTGCACATGAACGAGGAGCTATTAAGCTTCACTTTAAAGCCTTTGTTGAGCAGTTAGAGAATCCAAAATTTGCTGGTATGATCAAAGACTATAAGGTTGTATCTACATTTGTGACTAAACAAGTTAATGAAGTAGCAAACTACATGCTTGATAAGTACGATGCTGATGTAGCCATTATGGTTAACCTTGAAGCTAAAGTTGTATCCTTTAGAAAGCAGAGAGGTGTACAACTTAACTTAGGTAAGTTGGCAGAGAAGCTATGCGAAGGTGGTGGTGCACATAACTTAGCAGGAGGTAAACTAACAGAAACGTTTGCTAACTGGACTAAAACCCTTACCCCAATTCAATAATGAAACAACCCAACGTACCCCTACCTTCAGGCGATATTACCAAAAGAGAGCTTGAGCATTTGATGTTATGCTTTTGCACATTTTGTTGTCAGATTAAAGGTAAGAGACTCTCCTTACAAAACATTTTCGTATTGGTACTAAAAGAAGAGAAGCTTCGTAATATGCTCAAGACTCTCTTAACTGTAGACAATGACTTTGAGTTGGTGAAGTTGTTTATTGAGTTTGAACCACAGATTGCAGAGTCAAAGTACATTACTAAGTACCTCAATCAGAATAAGGGTGCACTAAAGAGTTGATTTCACTTTAGAATCAGTTATAATCATTGTGAATGGTAACTGAAAGAGAAAAAGATATCTACAATAGCTATCTGTATGCTACCCGAACTGCTCAGGGTAAGCCTACTCGCTTCAGAAAAGACTTTAGTAAGTTGAAAGATGCTGACTTTGTAGCTCTTAAGAAGCTATCTGCCTTCTTTGTTAAGCATAACCATATTAACTATAGAGATTGGTTTGCTGCTCCATTCAGTGTGTATAATAAGGATGAATGGTTTGACCTTAAGTTCTTTAATAGTAGGAAGGCACTTAAATGCTATTCCATCTACATGAAAGAGAAGGAAGTCTCAAATCCTGATAGTGATGACAATATTGAGGTAATGAAAGATGGCTTCAGGTATGTAGCCAAGTTCTGTATAAGGAACTCTCTTACACTTGAAGAGTACCAAAAACATTTTACTAACAATATGCCTACTTGCCTGTTGCATTTACAAGAACATAGGCTAAACTTTTATACATTACATGCCCTTGAAGTTGAACCCATCATTAAGACCGTCGAACGAGACGTATTGGACTTCATCGTCAAGGACTTTAAATCCCTTTTCGCGCTTACGCGCACAAAATATCTTGGCTCTAAGATACTTAAATCAAAGGCCAGAGAAACAAAAGACAAAGTAACTAAAATAATAACAGAAAAACAAAAGTAATATGAGTGCATTTAATATGAGTATGTTCGAAAGCATCAAAGGTGCTTTAGCCTCCAGCAATGAGTCCGGTAAGAGTAAGTTCTCCGAAATCATGCAAACCAAGCCAGGTAATACCTATACCGTTCGCTTGCTTCCAGATGGTAAGTCTCCAGCAGATACCTTCTTCCACTACTACAATATGGGTTGGAATAGCTTTGCTACCGGTCAGTATGTCCAAGCTCTTAGTCCTCAGACCTTTGGTGAGCGTTGCCCTATTAACGAGGAGCGCTTCAAGCTTAGCCGTATGGGTTCTGATGCTGAGAAAGAGAAAGCTTCTCAACTCCGTCGTTCCGAGAAGTGGCTTGTTAACGTCTATGTTGTAGACGATCCTACTAACCCTGATAACAATGGTAAAGTCAAGATGCTTCGCTATGGTAAGCAGCTTCACAAGATCATTACTGAAGCTATCGAAGGTGAAGACGCCGCTGAGTTCGGTGCTAAGATCTTTGACCTCGGTGAAGAAGGTGTTAACTTCAAGATTAAGTGTGAGCAGCAAGGCGACTATCCTACCTATGTTTCCTCTCGCTTTACTGCTGCTGGTAAGTTGAATCTTTCTGAAGATCAGCAGAAGGATATCTATAGTCAAACTCACACTCTCAAGGAGACCTTCCCTGTTAAGAGTAATGACGAGCTTGTTACTATGCTTAATGAGCACTTCCATTGTAAGGCTGATGAGCCTACTGTTGAGACTCCTGCCGCTGGTGATACACCTCCTTGGTCCGCTCCAGCAGAAGCAGCTCCAGCTCCAGCAGCTCCAGCACCGGCTCCAGCAGAGACTACTTCCTCTGTTGAAGATGACATCGATGACCTTCTTGCCGACCTCTAAGAGTTATGAGTGATCCAATGACACCCGAAGCCAAGGCTGCGGTAATGCAGCTTATGGGTCAGACTTATGGGCAGATGAAGAAGCAAGACGATATGATCGTTGGTGCATCAGCACAGCTTCAAGCTAAGTCTAATGAGATGAAGAATATGGTTGAGCAGTTGGTGGCAACACCTACTGTTGCATCCAGTCAACAACCACCTCAGCCAGCTCCAGCACCTCAAGCTCCTGCTCCACAACCTCAAGCTGCTCCAGCTCCTGTAGCTCCTGCTCCTGTTACACCTGAGCAAGCTCAGTTAGAACTTCAAGCTGCTGCTCCTGTAGCACCTGCACCAGTAGCTCCTGCTCCAGTTGTAGAAGAGCAACTTGGTTTGGACTTTAGTGAGCCAAGCCAGATGGATCAGTTGCTTGCTGCTGTTAAAGAAAGCAACTTGCTATTGAAAGATATTAAGCTACAATTAGAGAGTACAAATGTCAAACCAACAAGAAAGAAAGCTAAGTCTAAAGTCGCCTGAAAAGTTCGTAGCTTTTTTAGACTCTTTATCAAAGATAAGTGAGAGTGCTATTGTTCAGTTAGATAGTGATAAGACTTCTAGTCTTGTTGCTTCTACTGACAATACTCTTATCCTCCATGCAGAATATGCTGCTGGTACTGACTTCTCTTCTACTCTGAATATTCCAGATGTAAAGAAGTTAACTAATGTCCTCAAGACAGTAGGCTTTGATGATGAGATTGACCTTAAGGTTAACTCAAATAACTTAGAGTATAAGGGCAATGGTGTTAAGTTTAAGTACCATCTATTTGACGAGGGTTTCTTGAGTAAGCCAGGCCTTAATGTTGAGAAGATTAATGCATTTGAGTTCGATATGGGCTTTGTCATTGATAGTAATATTCTCAATCAGATCTTCAAGGGTTCTGTATTTGCTTCTGAGACTAATAAGCTTTACTTTTATACTGAAGAGAATAAAGGTGGTGAAGGATTTAGACTTATGGCTGAGCTTACTGATAGGGCTCGTCATAATACTGATAACTTTACTATGTGCATTGGCTTGGTTAAGGTAGAACTTGATCCTATTCCAGTTAACTTCGATAATATTCGTCTACTTAATAATATTAGTGGTTCGTTTACTGTTAGGGTTAATAAAGAGTACGGTGTAGTTGTATTTGAGCAAGAAGCAGAAGAGATTAAGCTTAAGTATATTGTTTCATCACTTACCCAGTAAGATGCTATCTAACAACCAAAAGAACAAACTAAAGACAGCTGGTTACTTCATCAAGCGTCTTAAAGATCATAAGTACGTGACCTTTAGGATGTTTGATAAGTACGGCGATCACGATTCTCGTAAGTGGACGGTACTTGTTGACCCAGGAGGTGCTTCAGTATACATTACTTGCTTTGAGAATAGACCGTTCAAAGATGAATACTTGTTTAGTTTTGAGGATGGTAACCAGAGATTTCCTCGAGGTTACGTCCTTAAGACGAGCTCTATTGACGTTGTGGTACAAAGATTAATTGATCACCAGGTACTACAAGTTGAAGATTCAGAGTTCTTGAATAAGTATAATAAGAATGGACGAGAAGCCGGAGGAGCAAAATAACGATATTGATGATCTAATCAATAGCGCTCTAAACTTACATGCTGAAGATCTTAAAGGCTTTAAGAACGAGAAACAACTACGAGAGAAATTAAAGAGTATCGTAGCTGAGTATCTAGATACATTCTACATCTTCGGTTATGATATTGACGGTAAAACAATATTAATAAAAGGTGCCAATTCCGATATGCAATTAGATGCATTAGATACCTTAGCAATGAGATTATTTGTTGCAGGTAATTTAGGAGGCACATATGGAGACAATGGATCAAAATTCCACTAAAAGAAGAGATTGTTACGCAGTACATCATGGTGACTATGTAGGTCAGATGTTTATTGTATGTGAAGTAACTGATAAAGAGATTGGTTGCTTATCTGTACCATCCATGATAAATGTCAAAGTTCCTACAGATAAGTGGACTATCGGAAGGAACTCTGATATAATTGAACATGTAGAGGAGACTCCTAAGGATGTCTTTAAGGTCTGCTCTGCACAATATAACGCTAATGAAAACTCTAATAATTGATGGCAATAACCTTATCCACCGAACATGGTGGACTGCCAAGAATCAAGGTAAAAGACAAGGTATAGAAGATACTGAGTTGATTGCTAATATGCATGTATACTTTACCTTGAATGCTATTTACTCTTACGCTAATAAGTTTAAGCCTACTAAGACCATTTGTGTATGGGATGAGAAGGAAGACTATCAGCCTAATATTCGTAAGGAGCAGTTAGATGGTTATAAGGGTACTCGTAGTAAGGATAGTACTCCTCATCATCAGAACGAGCAGATCAAGGAAATGCTTTCTTGTTTAGGTATTCCTTCTATCTTTCCTCGTGAGAGAGAAGCAGATGATATTGTAGCTTATATTTGTAAGACATTCGAAGGTGAGAAGGTTATTGTATCAGTAGATCGTGACTTCCTTCAGCTTGTAGATGACAAGACTGTACTTTACGATGCTATTCGTAAGCGTGAGTTTACTTTAGATACCTTCAAAGAAGATACTGACTATACTAAGAACGAATGGCTTCGTGCTAAGTGCCTCTTAGGTGATAAGTCAGATAACGTTCCTGGTATTCCTCGCTTTGGTAAGGCTAAAGTACGTAAGTGGCTTGATGGTGAGCTTGAGCTTAACGAAGAGCAAGAAGCTATCTTCGAGAAGAACATGAAAGTGTTTGACCTTAATGAGGTTATGTCTCACGAATCAGAAGCTAACTACTATCAAGAGCAGCTCGATGTAGATATCGAAGCTCGTTGGTCAGAGTTTGTCTGTCTTTGCGAAGAGTATAAGATGGAGAATATTCTTAAGAAGAAGGAAGCATGGCATACACTCTTCATTATGAGCAACAAGTTGCTTTCTATGTTCGGTTAGTTATAATAAGTCGTGATCTCACTTCCGCAAGAGTATGTCGTAGCTAAGTTCTACGAATTCGGCAGGAGCCCTATACACAATAGGTTCAATAATGTGTATCAGTGCTCTTGTCCTGTGTGTCGTGAATCACTAAAGAAGAAGAGGTGTTACTACATACCTGAAAACGATAACATCTACTGCCACAATTGTGGTTGGTCAAGTAAGCCGTGGAAGTGGATCATTGAAGTAAGTGGTTGTACTAATCAAGACATAATCAACGAAGTAAAAGATTATGATGTATCTGTAGATATTGGGAAGGTAGAAGAGGTTAGAGAGAAGGTACAAGTATCTACTTTGCCAGAAGATAGTATTAACTTCAGTGATGAACATCAGCTTGAGTTTTATAAAGATAATCACATTATTAGAGCTTGTAAGCATATCATAAAGTCTAGAAGGTTAGATACAGCTGTCAATAGACCAGATAACCTTTATGTATCCCTTAAGGATATGGTTCATAAGAATAGAATCGTTATACCTTTTGTTAATGAAAGAGGGGAGATAGAGTTCTACCAGACGAGAACAGTAAAGACATCAGACTTAAGAACTAAGCCTAAGTATCTTGGTAAAGTAGGAGCTGAGAAGACCTTATTTAACATTGATAAAGTATCTAGTGATCATGATAAGGTGTATATCTTCGAAGGTCCTATTGATGCATTCTTTGTACGTAACTCAGTAGCTGTTGCTGGTATTACTGAACGAGGAAGATCATTTACTAAGAGGCAAGAAGAGCAGTTAAATGGTACTCTTAAATGGTATGATAAGGTGTGGATACTCGATTCTCAGTGGGGTGATAGAGCATCCATGATAAAGTCAGAGGCTTTACTTAACCAAGGAGAGACCGTGTTTATATGGCCTGAAACGTTAGGTAGGAAGTATAAAGACTTCAATGACCTTGCTATTGCAGCTAATAAAGATGAGATTAGCTGGGAATGGATACAAAAAAATACCTTCGAAGGACTCGAAGGTATTGTTAAGATGTCTGAGGTAAAACGTTTCAATAATCTTTAAACGCCTCGGAGAGAAGCATCACCAGACTGAGCAAGGTAACCACGCATTGTCTCGTTAAGAGCAGCAAGGTCAGTAGCTACTTTAGAAACACGACGTTGTTCGGCAGCCATTTTGTCGAAAAGTGAATCTGGCTCAGCATTACCAAGAGCGTATGCAATTGAATCTGGGTTAGAAGCATCATTAAGCTTAGCAAGGAAAGCATCTCCATCAGCAATCCAGCCTTGAAGTGTAGCAACCATCTTTGCATT